TGGGCGCATGGGCCAAGCAATCCACCACCGGCAGCAAATGGGCCTTCGGCACCGGCTATTGCTTTCGCTCGGCGGCGGAATTCTTCCTGCTCGGCACGCGCGGCCGCCCCAGGCTGCAATCCAGATCGACGCGCAATCTTATCGTCGCCCCCGTCCGGGAGCACAGCCGCAAGCCAGATGATCTGCACCGCATGGCCGAAGCCATGTATCCCGGCCCCTATCTGGAGCTTTTCGCCCGAGAGCGCCGGCCAGGCTGGGATTGCTGGGGAAATGAGGTTGACAAGTTCGGTGGAGAGCAAGCCGCATGACCAGTTCGCTCTGGCACGACATCACCACGCGCGCCCGCGCCGCGGCCTTGAAAGGCCAGCGGCTCCATCTGGAAATTGACCACGCCCGCGCCATCGCGCAGAACCCCGAGTTGCAGGCCCTGCTTGGCCGCCTCATCGCCGAGGAAACCGCATGCGCCGTCCAAAGTCTCCCACCGGTGCGATCGCCACCGACGCCGATCGAGCCGCCGCAGCCCGAACCGTGCGAATCGGCCCTGCAGGTGAAGAGCTCTGGCTTGAATGGCGAGCCGAGCGGCAGCAATACTGCGTCGCCTGGTATGACAGGATCGCTCGTTCAAGACGCCGCATCAGCACAGGCGTTGGAGCAGGTCCAGATGTTGAGCCGCCGCGCGCAGCACATGAGGCGCTCGCGGCGCATTTCGCTGCCCGCCGAAGGCCGAAAGCAGCCCCCCCGGCCGAAGTTGCTGTCTCACGACTGCTGACCACATACCTCGCCGAGCACTGCCTCGGCGAAGACGGCCACAGCAGCATCCGCGCTCCGGATCGGCAGGGCTTTGCTGTAAAATCCATCGAGCGATTTATCGCCAGCCAGCGCGCCGCCGGGGTCTTTGAAATGCTCACTGCCAACATGCTCGGCCGGCAGTTTGTGGCAGACTATGCCCGCTTCAGACGCGGCGAGCATGTTACAGACGCCACCATCAAGCGGGAGCTCGGGGTGCTTCGCGCCGCCATCAACTGGGCTGCCGATGGGGAGATCATATCAACAAAGCCTTATATCCCCAAGCTGCAGGGCAAGGATGCACTCAAGACGCGCGGCCGCACCCTCGCCTATTCGCTCCCTCAGCTCGCCGCCCTCATCGAGGCCGCATGGGCCGATGAGCGCCGGCACCACATCCACCTCTTCATCCTCACCATGCTCGGCAGCCACGCCCGCACCGAGGCGATTCTGGAGTGCAATCTCGACGCCCAATATCATGACGGCGTCATAGACTGGCTGGCACCAGGCCGGGAGCAGACCAAAAAGCGCCGCTCCATCACCCCGGTCACACCCACACTCGCGGCCTGGCTCAAAGGCCGCACCGGCAAGCTGATCCGATACCGCGTTGCCAGGTCCCGGAGAGAGTGGCCCGCCCCGGATCAGCCGGTCTATTTCGAGCGGGACACCTGGCAGATCAGGCGGGGCTGGGAGAGCAACCTGCTGGCCGCCGGCGCCCGCCACCCGTCGCTAGGTCTGCGCCAGAGCGTCATCACAGAAGATGGGGAGGAGACATGGCAGGGACTCGGCACTCCGAACACACTTCGCCACTCGATCCACACCCAGCTGCGCAGGCTAGGGGTCCCCAAGCCGCAGATCGACGCCGCCGCCGGCCACGCCGAACAAGGCACCGGGGACCGCTACAGCCATTTCGATGCCCTCCACGATCTGAAGGACTTTGCCGCCGGCATCGAGGCCCTCTTCGAGGAACTCACCACCCTCACAAAATGCCACCTGCGGTCCCACCACGGTCCCAAAATCCACCGCATCCCCGCCCGAGCCGCCACAACCAGCAGCTAACCCAAAGCAAAGAAACATCTTTAACTGGCGCACCCGACAGGATTCGAACCTGTGACCTCTGCCTTCGGAGGGCAGCGCCCTATACCAGAAATGTGCACCCACCTAAGGCAGACTACTCCTTATCTCGAGCTACTCCACCAGAACAAACCATGAAGTGCAGGCATTTTGCGGTCCCAGTGCGGTCCCAGATCGGCCCCGACTGAAACCCCCCGTTCCGTTTTTTCTCGCAGAGAAAATGCACCTTGGCGGGGGGTCTCGCAGCTCTTTGTTCCTAAACTTTTGACCTCCCCCTGGCCCCAGTCGCCACCGCCGCGCAGCCGCAGAGCAGACGCAGCAAAGGGCGGCGAGGCCCTCGCCCCGCCGCCCTCGCCATCACCACCCCGTCACTTCGAGATGATCAGCTCCCTAGCCTCGGTCACCCCAGGCCCCACCGAATATGTCAGCCCCACAGCCTCAATCTCAAACCGCCCGAATATCTCTCTAATCTCCGGCCGGTCGTTGATGCTCAGCACAAACCGGCCCTTGATCATCGCCAGCCTGTCCGCCAGCCGCGCGAAGTCCTCGCGGCCAAACACCGGCCCATAGTCCTGCTCGCATCCCCAATAGGGCGGGTCGAGATAGAACAGAGTCCCCGGCCGATCGTAGCGCTCGATGAACTGCATGAACGGCAGCCGCTCAATCACCACGCCGCAAAGGCGTTCGTGCACATCTTCGAGCATCGGCACGAGTTTGGTGAGGTCAAAACGTGACGGCTCATCATAAACCACGCCGAATGTGCGCGCCCGAACGTTGCCGCCAAACCCCAAGCGCTGCAGATACAGAAACCGCGCCGCCCGCTCCAGATCAGTCAAGGTTGCCGGATCCACGGCCATCAGCCTGTCCCATTCCGCCCGGCTGGCCAGCTGCCACTTGAGCATGTCGAGAAACGCCTGATAATGCCGCTGCAACACGCGGAACAGCGTGGTCACATCCTGGCTGATATCGTTGATAACCTCGGCCTTGGGCCGCAGGGTCCGCCGAAGAAAAACCCCGCCCATCCCCACGAAGGGCTCGGCATAAAGCTCATGCGGCACCTGCCCGATTCGCTCTACCAGCCGCTTTGAGAGCAGGCGCTTGCCTCCCTTATAGGGAGCCAGAGGCCTTGCCGGCGCACAAACCTCAAGCATGGCTGGCTGGCTGGCTGGCTGGCTGGCTGGCTGGCTGGCGTCGCCAGATCACACCCGGTCGTCAAGCCCTTCATCGCCGATCCACCTCCTCAATCCCGCGCCACCAGTCCTGCCAACCGCGCAGCCGCGCCGCGTCGGACTCCGCATCGATCATTGCGGAGATGGCAGCGTCGAAAGATACCCCCCCGCCGGCCGCGCAGGCGGCATCAGCAGCGCGGGCGGCGGCGCCGGCAACGCCGGGCACACCACCGCCGCCGGCATCACCGGCACTGCCCGCACGGGCGCGCGTCCAGCGCAGCCGCAGATCATCAGCATCCCGCCGCACATCACCCAAAGCCCTGGATACCGCATCGCTCACCCTCCTTGAAACCGCCGCTTCCTGCCCGGCAATCCGCGCGTTCAGCGCAGCCTGCCGCGCCTCGGCCAGCCGCTGCGCTTCTTCAAAAGCCGCTGTGTCCGCCGCCGCCTGCTCGGCCCGCCCGGCCAGATGCGCCGCTTCCACCCGCGCCTCTATCTTGCCGCTCGCCCAGGCATAGACCGCCCAGAGCGCCAGCCCGGCAGCCAGCACCGCCCAGACCACCGCCGGCACCCGCCGCGCCCACATCGCCGCCCAGATCACCGCTTTCGCGCCCGCGCCTGCGTCAGCGCGCTTCCCGCCACACTGCGCACCCTGGGGTCCTTGTGGCGCATCAGCCGGCTGGCCTTGCTCGCCACCCGGTCGCTGGTCACCTCGCCCTCGCCCACCAGCTCACCGCCGGTCAGGATCATCCATGCCAGCCGCACCCGCAGCCATGCCTTCCGAAAAATAGTCATCGCGCTCTCCTCCTTTACAATCATTGCCTGCCGTCGCCCCCAGCTGCCACTTCAGCGCCGCGGCAAAGCCGGCCAGCCCCGCCCAATGCGCCGCCATCAAAATGCCAAACCCCTGCGCCGCGCTCATCAGGTCAAAGCCCATCGCCACGCGCCCCGCCGCTGCCATCCACGCCATCGCCAGAAACGATATCGACATGGCGATATCGATCACCGCGAAGCACAGGCCCCAGAAGCGGATGACGCTGGGGGTCTGCCCGTCCTTGGCGGTCGTCAACCCGCGCAACAGCCTTGCCGCCGCGGCCCGCCTGCTTCCAGCGCTCACGCTCCCACCAGCCCCCTGGCCAGCGCCGTGCGCCGCTCGCGGTCTGCCAGACCGATCGGCGATTGCGGGGCCATGGCATTCCCGCGGTTGATCAGGTTGGAGAGTCTGCGCACATCGTCGGCGTCCGCCCACTCGTTGCAGCCCACCCGCGCCCAGAAGCGCGCCGAGATCAGCATCGCCGGCCCCGGCTCGGCCGCCATCTCCGGCTGGTCGAACACCGGCAGCCCGGTGATCTGCTGCATCCACAGATAATTGTTGGCGCCGGTGATCATTTTCACTCCGCGCCCCCTGTAGCGCCAGCCCCAGCCTGGCAGCCGGTTGCCCATTCTGCCGCCATAAACCTCTTCGGCCAGTGCCGCCGGCCTGCCCACAAAAGCCTGCGCCGAGGCGAGTGTCGGAAAGCGAGACGGCCACACCGCCCGGATCCGCGCCGCGCTGGAATAATTCAGGCTCTCCTCCAGCCTTGAAAATCCTTGGCTCTCGTGAGCGTTCTGGCCCAGCCAGTGCGCCAGCCGCAGCGGTGTGCCCAGAACTCCGGCGGCCTGCAGCGGCTGAAAAGCTGCCGCCCCCAGCGGCCCGGCCAGCGCGCGCCCTCCCATCGCTCGCAGCAGCGCCGCAAACGTCACAGGCCCCGGCACGCCGTCTGCCGCCACCCCCAGCCGCCGCTGCACCGCCCGCCAATCAATCGACGACATTGCCCGCTCCATGCGCCGCCGCCGCGCGCGCGCAATGCCCCCAGCGAAAACCGTCAATCCCCCACATCAGCGCATCGACAAGGACCGCCGCCACCCGCGCCCACGCCTTGCCATCCGCCGCGCGTCGCCCGATCACGGCGGAGAGCGTCTCATCCGGATCAGGCGGGGTGTCAGATAGCAGCACCATCAGCGGCAGGCGGATGGTGACGTTCAACATCTGCGAGAACGCACTGGCCCACAGACGCAGCCATGCGATGAAACGTCGGATCACTCCTCATCCTCCAGCGTCCACACCACGGCCTCGATCTCGGCCATTGTCTCCGCCGCATCGATGCGCGCTTTCAGCACCCGTCCCCGCTGGTGCATGGCGTCCACATGCGCCGCCACCGCAGCCGCCGCCGCGATCATCTCTGCCGCATCGAGCGTGACCGTGCTGTTGTCGGCCAGCGTCCACTGAATCGAAAACGGCGCGTCCGCAAGCTGCGCCATCAGCGCCAGCTGCGCCGCGCCGTTCAGAAACTCGCGGCTGCGCGGCGCGCTGTCGAACCGCCCTGAGGGCGTCTCCGCCCCGCCGTCCTGCGCCGCGTCTCGCGCCTGGTTGATCAGCGCCCGCTGCCGTGCTCTCGCCACGTCCAGCGCCGGCACCAGCACGCCGTCCACAACCGTATATGGCGCCGTCGCCCAATCGGCAGGGGCGGGATCGGCCACCACCACCCCGCCGCGCCCGTCTGCGCTGAGCGCAAACTCCAGCGTGCCGTCAGCCTCGTGCCAGATCGCAATCATGTCGCCGCCACCGTGTAGGAGCCGGAGTAATTCTGATTAGCCACCGGCGCGCTGGTCCGCCGCACCCGCAGTCGAAAATTGTGGGCGGTGCTGCTGGCCAGGCCGGTCACGGTGCGTGAAATGCTGGCGTAGCCGAACTCGAAGCCGAAATACTCGCTGTAAAAATCCGGCACCACCACCGCGCCAATATCGCTCCAGGTGCCGGGCGAGGTCTCGCGCTGCCAGACGACCTCGGTGTTTGCGAAACCGGCATCGCCAACCGTGAAAACATCAGTCGCAATCGACACGCTGGTCCCGCTGGCTGTGGTCGTGACGGTCGCTGTCACCGCCGTCACAAAGCTGGCGCTGTTGCTGGAAAAGCTGATCGAGCCGCCGGCGGTGGGCGAGCCGGAAGCCGGCGGCGGGTCAGCCCGCGCCAGCCGTGTTTCCACCGAGCCGGAAACCGGCACCCCGTCGCGCGTGCCGGTAATGTCCACCCGGCCCGAGGCGGTGACGTTGGAGATCGTCAACAGGCCGGCGCTGGTGATGCTGGCGGTGCAGCCCACGCCGGTGGCGCTCCAGCTGGTCGAGCTGGTCACGTCCACACTGCCCCGGAAGCGGCGCACCTGCAGGTCACGCGGCTGCTGGCCGGCGGAAATGGTCCCGTCGAAGGCCGCCTGAAACGTCTGCGGCGTGGGCAGTTCCAGCCTCGGCACCGTGTCCGCCGTCACGTCCGCGCCCTGCTGGCTGCTCGCCACCCGCGCGTCGCCGATCCAGACCGTTCCAACTGTCGCCCCGGCCAGATCTTCAATCCAGACCTCAATGCCGCGCGTGTTGCTGTCCACCCGGCCGTAAATTTCGAACTCCTGCACATCATCGACAGCGGTCGGCACCGCCGTCACCACCGCGCCCGCCAGCGGCCCGATGCCGCCGCCAGACACGGGGTCGGAAAACATGTTGGCCACCACCACAAGGTCACCCAGCGCCGCGCTGCGACGAACGCGGACGCGGGCATAGACGAAATCATTCGGGGTCACGGTGACGCGCGGGAAGATCAGCGCCGAGCCGGGCGCGCTGGCGGCCACGGTGTTGCGGAGCACGAACGGCGCCAGAAACCCCGCCGGCGCCGCCACCCGCTCCCACGCCCCGCCCAGATTGTAGCCGGTGGTGTCCTCCCGCAGGTCCCAGTTCGGCTGGACGTTGTCGCCGCGCGTGGCATAGTCATCGGGCCGCGTCGGCCCGCCCACAAACTCATAGTCCAGAGGCACCGGCGGAGTCTGCCGTTCGTCGAAGAGCACAGGCGGCGGCACAGCGACTGGCGCGTCCTCGTCCCCGTCTCCGCTGTAAATCGCCGGATCCTCCTCGGTCAGCACCAACTGAACGCGGCCTGAAAGGGCCTCGATCTGCGGCGGCTCCGCCACCCGGAACAGCTTCCTGTCAAACTCCAGCGGGCCATAGGTCAGCTCCACCACGTCCCACATGTTGAGCTGCAGCGCCCGCTTGCCGAACGGCGCGGCAAAGCGGCCCGGCCATTGCATTGCCTGCAACCGCAGCCTGGCGGCGCGCTGCGCCATCCGGCCATCGGTGTGCATCCACAGGTCCAGCGGCTCCGCGCGCTCGATCCCGTCCGGGCTGGCAATCGCCACTTCGACATAGTCGCGCAGCTCGTAGCGCGCTGCCGCATCGCTGAACTGGCCCCTGACTGCATTGTAAAGGCCAGGCCCCAGCGGAATGTCCACATCGTAGGACGCGGGCCCCACCACATCATCATCGCTCAGGCTCAGCGCCGGCGAGGCCAGATCATTGTGCCGCGCCAGAAAGCGAATCTGCCCCGTCGAATCATCGACTTCGCCGTTGCTGTGCAACATCAGCTTGTCGGCAATCTCCCGCCAGCCTTCCGCCGTGCTGAATATCCCGGTGGTGCGCCAGCGCTTTTGCGTGCCGCCACCAGTCAGGCTGATGGCTTCGTCGGCGATGCTGGCTGCCGTGGCGGCGCTGTCAAGGTCGATGTCGATGTCCGGGTCCAGCCCGGCGCCCACCATCACCTTGCCGCCCACCCGCCAGCCCAGCGCTATGGTCACCGCCTGCAGATATGGATTGCCGCCCAAGTCCTCGCCGCCATCATAAAAAGCCCAGCTGCTCTGGTCGTCTGCCCGGTGCGCACCGTCGCCGCCACGCGTGCTGTCCCGGCGCGGGTCATAGACGGGCAGCCCTTCGCCGATCACTCTGATGGTGCCCGGCAGCCCGCTTTCCAGCGGCGAGCGGGTCTTCTTGCTGTTCCCGCTGCGCTTTATGCGCAGCCGCAAATAGCAGCAGCCCGTCAGCCGGCTATTCGCATTCCACACGCCCAAAAACCCCACAGGAATAGCGTTGCCGGCGGTCCCTTCCAGCACCACATTGACCGTCAGATAGCCGATGAACTTGGATTGCACCCCGCCCGCCTGCGTCCAAGCCAGGTCCGAACCCAGATAAATCTCCAGCACCGAATGGCAGCGGTGCGAGGCCAGCACGATGATCGCGTCAACATATTCGTCATCCGTGCCACTGGGTTCGATGTAGCGCACATCTGTAGCCATCGGGCCCTTGCCCACCACGATCTTGCGCGGCTCGCGGGTGGACAGCGACGGGCTGAAGCGCTCAAGTGTGGCCAGCGGAACCGATGGGCTTTTTCGAAACAGGCTGCCGATACCGCTCAGCACCAGCCCGGTGCCGACTCTCGTCAGTGCCGTTGCCAGTAGCGCACTGCCAACGAGCTTGGCGCCGCCAATCAGGCCGACGCCCGCCAGAATGGGAAGAACCGGAGGCATCAGGCCTCATCCTCGAACGGAAGATGCCACGCCCATCCTTCCAGTTCTCGGCGCGGCACCCGCACCCATCCCGATTGGCCATTTTCCGGCCCGGCAAAAAGGCCATGGTCCGCCATCAGCACGCCCAGAGCGCCCTCATACCGGCACACATCGCCCCGGTGCGCCCGCGCCAGCACCACCGGCGGCCCAAGCCGCTCGGACACCAGGGCGCGCAGCGCATCGTCATCGTCCAGCCCAGCCGCCGCCCGCTTCATCACCCGCCCGGCGCCCAGCGCCGTGCGATAGCGGCCTCTGAAGTCCTCGGCAAAATCAACGCCGGTCTGCGCCGCCACGGCGCCTGCCGCCACCATCACACAATCCCAGCTGCCCCATTCAAACGACCGGGCCGCGCCAGCGCGCACAAAATCCAGCAGCCCGGCTTCCCAACCCGGCAGACGCGCGGCCCGGCCCATCAGAACACCCCGTTCCACTGGTTGAAATCAAAGCCGCCCCACCATTCCGGGCCGGGCTGGGTGCCGCCCAGAGAACGGGTGTTCTTCAGGCCGGAGGCCGCCGCCAGCGTGGCCAGCGCGCTGTTGTCGTCAGCGTCGAACTTGGGCTGATCGAGATAGGTGGCGGCGCTCGGCTCGGCCAGTCGCGCCTGCAGGCTCTGCGCCTCCATGGAGATCACCGCCTGCCCCCGGTCGATGTAGAAACGCGGCGGGCTCATGAAGTAGCTGCCGAGCCGCTTGATGCCCAGCAGCTCGCCGGTGTCCAGGTCATGCACTGCGGCCCAGAGCGCTGCGCGCCGGCCCCGCCATTTGCTCTTGTCCCCGATCGCGTTGAGCAGGGCCGTGTCCACGTCCTGCAGGCCGGACAGGGTGAAGGTCGCGCTGCCGCCCCGCCCGCGCGTCATGGTCATGGAGAGCACGGTGGAGAGTCGCAGAAACGTCTGCCCGGCCAGCAGCACGTCCGGCACATCGCTGGCAAAGGCCAGCGGCTGCGGGCTGTTGGTCACGCGCTGCGGCGCATCGACAATGTCCAGAAACATCAGCCACCGGATGTCAGTGACCTGATCGTCCAGCGCTGCCTTGGCATCCGTCGAAAACTCCATCAGAATGCCTCTTCGCAGTCGATGGTTGCCGGGCGATAGTTCACGATTTCGTCAAGCCACCCCACCGCGTTGCCGGCCAGCCTCATGGTCCCCACCGGCGCGCGCACGCGCACCAGCGCGCCCGCTGTCGTCGCGCCCACCAGCTGCGGCTCAATCATCAGGTCGCACAGGGTGCCGTTGCCGGCCTTTGTGCTGGCGTCACCCCGCACCACATGCAGCCGGCCGGCATGGTCAATCATCATCCCGTCGCGCATTGCCAGCGTGTTGGGCGCCAGCCCCCAGCCCGTGGTGGCCAGCACGTTGCCGGTGCTGCCACCCACCGCCGTCACGCTCACCACCGGCACGCCAGCCTGCTCGTTGGGTTTGATCGCAGGCAGATGAAAGGTGTTGACCGGCCCCCGCAGCCCGATGAGGAAGCTGCGCCAGGCGCGCATTTCCTCCACCGTGCGGACGGCCACCACGATCTGGGCTGAAAATCGCTCGGCGTGCAGCGGCACCACGCCGGTCAGGCCGCTGATCTCGGAGCGGTTCAGCTGCGCCGGCGCATCATAGGTCCACTGGATATCCCGGACGCCCACCGCAGGCATGGTGATCAGTGCCATAGATTATCTCCGCCGCCCCGGCAGCATCGGCTGCCGCAGAGACTTGATGGTCTCCGCCCGGCTCGCCTCCACAATCGCCGGTGCCGCCTCCAGCACCGCGCGCCGCGCCACCTGCTCCACCGTCGCCGGGTCACCCGCCCCGCGCGCATCCACGTTGACGGTCACGCTGCTGCCGCCACCACCAACGCTCGGCAGAATCGTGCCGGGCACGCTGGGAATGAAAAGCTCCGGCCGCTTCTCGCCCACCACATAGGCCTTGCCCGGGGACACCGGGCCTCCGTTTTCACGAAATCCGCCGAAGATCGAACCAAAACCCGGCAGCAGCTTTTCGCCCACACCCCCCAGCAGCCGCAGGATGCCGGACGCAATGAGAGCGGCGCCGGCCCGCTTGAAGCTGTTGGCCAGCGCATCGCCAAGATTGTTGCCGAACACGACAGCGCCAGAGATGGAGGCGGCAATGTCCTCGGCCAGCCCGGCTGCCACAAACAGCTCCCGCTCGCCGAAAAGCGGCTCCGATCGTATGCGGGCGGCGGCAATGTCAACTTCGCTGATGCTCACCCGCAGCGCCTCCAGCGCCTCTGGCGAGGGCAGCGCATCCAGATTGGACGAGAGCGAAAGACGCGCCGCGTCCAGCCCGGAAACGGCGGTGGCCGTGTTGCGGATCTGCGCCGCTGTCGGCCCCGCAGGCGCACCTCGGCGCCCGGCGCCGCCACCACCACCGCCAGAGCGGGCCACCACCGGCCCCAGGCGACTTGCAGAAACCCCGATCTCGGGGTCTTCGCCAAACCGCCGCACAAAATCCGCGTACAGGCTCTCATACAGCGCCGTGCCGGGTGCCACCTGCGCCAGCGTGGCCTCTGCCCGCCGCCGAGGATCAACCGCGCCAGTTGCTGCCAATTGTTCGCGGGCCTTAATGAGAACGCCGATTCCTGCCGCCGCCTGAACGCCAGGATTTGGAAACAAAAACGCCTTCCAGAGCGAGGAGCCTTCCAGCGCTTTGTTGACAGCATCCAGAACGTTCAGGAAATCACCCGCCAGCAGCGTGAGCTTGATCTCGCCCCGGCTTTTCAGCTGGTCGAGTCTTTCGTTGATGTCGGCCAGCCGCTTCAACAGGTCTTCGGACATGACATCGCCTGCCGCGCGCAGCACCTTCTCAAGCCTGTTCAGGGCCGCACCGCCGTCTTTCAACGCCGCCGCCAGTTCCGCGCCCGCCCGGCGGCCTACCAGCGCCGTCAGATCAGCCGTGAACTGCGCCGTGCTGTTGTAGCGCCCGGCGGCGGCGGCCACCGCGTCAAACAGCTGCTCGGTATTTGCAATCTCGCCGTTCAGGATTTTGGACAGCACCCCGAGCCGCTCAAGCGCCGCCTCTGTCTGTTTGCTGGCGCTGCCAGACTGCACCTCGCCCAGCACCTGGGTAAGCCGCTGCAGGCTTTTGCCCACATTCTCGCCGCTCACTTCAAGCGCGCGCAGCCCCTCCTTCAGGGTCTGGAAGCGCTCGACACCCACACCGGCCTGATCTGCCGCCGTAGACAGATCGTCGGCCATCTGGAGTATGGACCGCGCAAAGCCCAGCACCGCGCTGACTGAAAACGCAGACAGAAAGCCGGCCACCGCCACTTTTGCCAGCCCGGCGGCTTTCTCCACGCCGGCAAAGGCGTTTTCCAGCCTGCCCTGCGTCTCGCCCGCCTTGCGGTCCACCTGGTCCATGGAACCGCGCAGGGTCGCCAGCTCCTGCCGCGCCAGCTCCACACTGGCGTTCAGCTGCAGGGTCAGCTGCTGGACTGTCTGGTCGCTCATTTGGCCCTCGATGCTTCGCGGGTGGCGTCATTGCTGCGCGCCACCGCCTCCTGCGCCGCCTGAAATTCATGCATGGTCGCCGCCCAGAATATGGCCGGAGACCATCCAAGATGTGCCAGCGCGTGGCCCAGATACTCGCGGAACGGGAAACGGCCCGGCGTGTCGCCAGGCCTTAACCGTTTCCCGGCGATGCCGCCGGCTTCTGCTCAATGCCGCCGGTTACCATGGCGGTCAGCAGCTCCAGCACCTGCGGCGCCGCCGTGTAATAGCCAGCCTCGAACAGCAGCCGCTTCACCTTGTCCTGATTGGCCGCCTGCCCACCCGCCTTCATGCACTCGCAGACGATGACGGCTGCCTCTTTCAGGGTCAGCGCCGTGCGATCGTTCAACAGACGGGTGAGAAGGCCCAGCAGGCCGCCCAGCTGCTCCTCGATGGCCACCGCCGCTTCAAAGGTCGGGCGCAGCACATAGGTGGCGCCGGCCAGTTCAATGGACTGCTCGCCCCTGTGTGGATTGGCGGTCATCAGGCCAGCGTCAGGTCAGTGGTGGGCGCCGCCTTGGGCACAAAGGTGACAGTGCCGGAGACCACGCCGTTCAACGACAGGTCCACGGTCAGCTGCGTCACATACATTTCGCAGGCGAAGATCACGTCTGCAGGAGACGCGCCGGCGGCGCCGCCCTTGCGCACCTGCAGCAGCACCGAGCCGCTGGCAGATTTGTAGGCGCTCTCCACAACGCTGTAGCCACCGGCATCCGGCAGATCAGCTACGAAGCTCAACGTAATCGGGTAGCTGCGCAAACCCGGCACCGACAGCGCCACGCCACCGCTGGTCTTGTGGCTGGCGTCCGCCGTTTCGCGGGTCGCTCCCAGGCTGCCGTTCTGCTGCCCGCCAAAAACCGCATAGGTCGGGCTGCCGCCGGGCGCGGCCACCCAGACCAGATAATTATTCCCAATCA